AGACTGTTGGATCTTCTTAACCTGTGCCCAAGCAGTCTTACCCAAATACTCAGAAGCATGATTAACATTCTTAGCCGAGCTAGCGATACCAAGAGCAAGATTGTTACCCATAGTTTCACCAACACCAATAAGGGGATATGCTGCATCGGTAATACTGGCAATCACACCAGCAGAATTACGAACAATACCAAGTCCAGCGCCGTCCATAATGTTCTTACCGAGCTCAATGAACTTCTTGGCTGGTGAGTTAGCCCCAACTGCCTTCTTAGCCAGCTCGAGACCACGCTTAAAGGGAGCAACAATCTTCTGTACTAGATTATCGGCTTGTGACGTAAAGAATGACATTGCGCCATCAATGATAGCACTAGCCAAATTCTGGCCGGCCGCATTCAATTCGTCTTGATTCTCACGCAATGCACTAGCTACACCATTCATAAAGTCAATGATGGCCTTCTCGCCCTCATCGATCATCTTGACGAGGCCCTTAGCAATGCTTCTGACAAACTTAGCAGCCGCACTGGTACCAGCAGTAACCAAACGAGATCCGGCATTACCAATACCAGTGACCATCTTTACGATGAAATCAGTACCTGTATTGATCATACGTGATGCAGCTGAAGCAATCTTGCTGACCAACTTAGTAGCAAGATCCAAGCCAGCGCTAATTACACGACCAACGTTGTTAGCAATCCCCCGGAGGAAATTGGTAATCATCAGCACGCCAACAGTAATCATTCGAGACTGTTGATTAGCGACACCACGTAGAATACTGATAACCAGATTTCCACCAGCGGTAACCAGCTCGCCAGCCTTAGCCGACAGCCCATTCAGTAGATTGGCTACAGCTTGAGCTGCTGTGGTAGCAAGCTCACCAGCGTGTTGACTGAAGCCCGAAAGCAACTTCTGAATCAAATTCCAACCCGCTTGGATAAGTGGGCCTGCCTGCGAATTAAGCACAGCCAGCATCGTTGTGATCAGAACAATCATAGCTTGCCCAGCCTTAGGCGCAGCCATAATCACTGTATCCAAGATGAGAATAAGAATCTTGCTAAATGCTCCAACAATCTCGGGCGCCAAGGCTACAATACCATCAACAATTGCAACCAGACCCTTGACGAAATCAATCACAATCCTTGGAATAAGAGCAACAAAGGCTGTAAGCGCTGTAACCATCACAGCAACACCCTTCTGACCCTCAGCACCAAGCAGAGCGATACCCTTAGCGATCAAATATACACCGGCGCCAATAGCAGCAACACCTGCGCCAAGAATCACCAAAGCAACGCCAACAAGAGCCAATGCTGGAGCAGCAATCAGACCAACGACCGCAATAGTAGCTAGAACCGCGGCAATAGCGGCAATACCCTTTCCGATTGTCTCCCACTTCATATTCCCTAGAATACCGAGAACAGGAACCAGGATCGAAAGAGCTACTGCTGCACCAAGCAAAGCAATTGTACCTGGAATAGCCCCAGACATTGCGGTGAGACCAATACCCAGAATAACTAGAGCAGCGCCAAGACCAAGAATACCCTTAGCCATCTGCTCAACGGACATACCACCCATCAAACCAATAGCGGCCGCAATTCCTGTGAGTGCAATACCCAACAGAATAAGGCCTGCAGCTTGAAGTGCCAATGTTGGTGGAATAAGACCAGCAGCAGTGCCAAGCAATACAATAGCAATAGCTGTACCCAAGATGCCCTGCGCCAACGTAGCCAAATCCATATTACCAAAAGCAAGAATAGCTACAGAAAGCAGATTTAGCCCAACCGCCAAAGCAATGAGACCTGGGCCTGCCAGAAGCATCTGCGGTCCAATGAATCGAGCAGCAATGCCAATGACAGCGAGTCCGACGGCAATAGCAGCAATACCCTTGCCGATTTCCTCCCACTTCATTGTACCGAAAATCTTCATAGCCGCAGCCATAAGATTCAGTCCAATAGCGATTGGGATCATAGCAGCCGCAGCCAATAGAACCTGGGGTCCCATAAGCTTTGTACCAATAGAAATAGCAAGAAGCGCTCCGCCGACAGCAACAAGTCCCTTTGCGATCTCGCCCCAGCTAAGCTGAGAAAGAGCCGCAATGGCAATAGCCAGAATATCGACAGCCACAGCCAGAAGAATCAGCGAGGCAGCAATAATAGGCATAGTAACAAAGGCGCCGGCGCCTCCAATCTTGGTAAGCAGGGCCATAGCCCCAACCAACTGACCAAGACCAGTTGCTGTTGCTGTCATAGCCGAGGCAAGCTTGCCTGGATCAATCAGCGACAGCATAAGCACGCCAACAGCCAGAACTGTGACTGCAGAGGCGATCGAAAGCAGAGTGTTAGCCTTGATGTTAGTCTGCAATGCTGTGAGATTCTTGTTCAGAATCCCAAAAGTATCGTTAAGACCATCAAACATCCCACCACCGATATTAAGCCCAATACCGTCAGCAAGACCCTTCTTGATGGCTACGAAGATACCAGCAATCAGACCCGTTTGAATAACGTCAAAGACGGCCTCAAACCCACCATTACTAAATGCGTCAGCAACCTTTTCACCAAAGTTACCCAGTTCGTCAAAGACTGGCTGAAGAAGTTGACCAACTTCACCCAGAATTGAGACAAAAGTTTCCCAAGCAGCACTGACACCTTCAATGATGCCAGACAAAGGCTTCATTGAGTTACCAAGCTGATCAAACGAGTCTGCTGCGCCAGCACCCGCGGAGGAATCTGCTCCACCAAATACACTACCGAGAGCCGAACCAATGGAGCCAAGCAACTTGATCGGTAGACCAAGCGCATCTCCAATACCTTCGAAGATAGACTTCAGTGCTCCACTTTGCGTAATGACATCGCGGACAGAAACCAGAAAGTCACCAATCGAAGCTGTGAATTCCAGGAATCCTCCGGAGCCCTTCGCCGTAATCCCCACGAGCTTAAAGAAGATCCCGAGGATATTACCAATGACAGTCTTTCCAATGTCCAGTACAGCAAAGAATCCTCGGAAAGTACGCTTAAGCGCATCTGCGGTTTCGGGTCCTATTTTGAGCGATTCGGCAAAGTCTCTAAACTTAACCGTGAGGTCATATAGATCCTGCCCAGTCTTAGCCGGGAAGATGTCTCTAAAGGCGTCCTTGATCGGCTTAAGAACCGCTCCAATAGCCTGGATGACGTTCTTTAGTCCCTCAAAGAGAGCAGTACGACCGCCAAGTGCCTTCCAATCGCCAAGAACCTTGTTACGAGCTTCAGCCGACTTACCAATGAAACCATTAAGGGCATTTGAAATACCCGTGAAGGTCTTTCTGGCCTCGGTAAAGTTACCAAAGATAATCTGCCAAGTAGCGGCCCAGCCAGATCCGGCAGCTTCCTTAGCGGTATCAATTACGCCAGAGAGTGTCTTAACCTTCGTTGCTGCGTCAACGGCCGTTCGAGCCTGCTTCTGGATAGCATCAATCTGGGCCTTACTAAATCCCTGAGCCGCAAGCTCAGCATCAGTAAGATCTCCAGTAAACTGCTTAAGCGTACCAGTCAGAACTTCCTTAGTGAGCCAAGATTGCTCACCAGGCTTAGCCATGATTGACTCTCGGAAAGACTTACCATCAATGATGGCGTTCTTCATCTTTCCTCGGAACTCAACCGTCTTTCCGTTAAGTGCCCCCATCTGCTGGGCTGTCTGAACCAGAGCTCTCTGGAAGACAGAACCACCCATACCAGCATTAACAACCGAGTTCCAGTCCTGTAGACTGACTCGACCAGACGAGATTGCCTGAGAAAGCTGGTACATTGCCGTTGAGGCTTGCTGAGAATTCGATCCTGAGAGCGCTGCCAGGTTGGCAATACCCTTGATCGATGCTGTTGCTGTATCAAGATCAACGCCGGCGGCCGTGAACGTACCAATGTTCTTAGCCATCTCGCCGAAGTTATAGATCGTTAGATCAGCATACTCATTAAGTTCCTTGAGTGCTGAATTAACATCGTCAAGTGTTGCCCCAGAAGCTTGCGTATTAGCAAGAATAGTCTGGATGGCATTCAACTGGATCTCGTATTCCTTGAGTCCAGTTGATACTGGTTCAACGGAAAGCGACTTGACTAGGGAACCACCGGCAGTAGTTGCCTTAGATACAATTGTCGCCAGAGCAGCAAGACCAGCCGCTTGCATTGCTCCAAAATGTACGGTGACATCGTCAACAGCCCTACTAAGGCCACTGAGAGTAACACGATCCGATGCATTCTCAATCTTAGCGAATTCGTCGCCACCACCGAGAGTAGAAAGCTTGATTCGAACCTTATCAATTGCAGCAGAGATTGTGCTAAATGTGATCTTGTTCGACGCATTCTCAATGTCGGTAAGACCCTTGGTAGCATCGCCACCAAAACCAAGCTTCTGCTTAACCTTATCGATGGCGCCTGAGATACCAGTCAATTGCGTCTTGTTCGACGCATTCTCAATGTCATTAAGTCCCTTGGTCCCCTCAGGAAAACCAAGCTTAGCATTGATCTTATCAATCTGATCTGAAAGGTTCTTGAAGTCAACCTTGTTGGCCGACTTCGAGATGTTGTCGAGCCCACTGCCAGTTCCAACCTTGCGGATGGCGGCGTCCAGCGTCGAGAGCGATGTGATCGTCGCCTTGACGTTTGCTTCAAACTTCGCGTTATCGAATGAGATTGAAACGATACGATCGTCAACGCCCTTTGCCATTACTCAGTCACCACCCTCCACATGTCGGCTACCATTTGATCGAATACAGGTCGCATTGCTGGATTGATGTAATCTCGCCCTTCAACGAACCCACCACCACGAACACCATGTCCATACTGAAGAAGCACAGCAATTTGCTGACCGTCATTCACATGTGTGTTTGTCCAGGACATAACGTATCGACCAGCACTCTGTTCGATGTTGAATGTCCAAGCATTTGCTGTTTCAGCAGTTTCCTTAGGCGTTGCACTAGCAAGAGCACGAACGCCAATTGGCCCATACTTAGCCAATTCAGAATACTGCTTACCGCTAAGCAAACCCTGTAGCCATGCGTTAGTTCTGGCCCAATTTCCCTTGCTTTTAACGGTAATACCCATAATATAAATTATCCAACAGCTACAGGCCGAGCCATGAGAGTTGCTCCGACCCAGCGAGTAGAGAATCCATTAGCATTCTTAACCAGAACACCCAAAGTACCAGCAGAAGCAATTGTAGCAATAGCTTGCCCACCAGTATACATCTGACCAGCAACCTGAGATGACCACTCACAATCTGTGATTGGAGCTGCTCCAGAATCCAATCTAATACCATGAAGGGCCGTGCCTGGTGTGGCTAGACCAACAACAGTCACATCCAAAGAAAGAATATACTTACCTGCCTTTGGCAGAGCAATGGTTGGTCCGGCGGTCATTTCCACTCGAGAGGAAGAAGTAGTTGTGATATCACCAGCAACGCCAGTAATAAATGGAGAACCACCAATGTATTCCCACTTATATGTTCCTGCCGCTGCTCGATAACGCAAATGCCACATAATATTTGCTGTTGCCATTGCTGACGTTTGGTAATATACTTCATCACCATCGGCCGGACTTGCTGGGAGTGCAGTGACTACAGCTGGTCTACTAATATTACCAGCATTAATAGTAGATCCATCGTGCCGAGTTAGAACAAGACTATTACCACCTACAACATCTCCATCTACAACACTTGCCGCCTCAATAGCCAGCATACGAGCGGCTGTGAGGCCAGTAATACTGCCCATTGACTCTCCTTAAAAGTTTGTGAGTTCAACTCTAAACGTATCGGCATCCAAATATTCAGGCATACCTTCAGCATTGGATGCAATCACGAATTGGGTTGCACTGATCATAGTGATGTTCTCATCTGGTGCCGTGATCGTCCAGGTATCATCACCATTGTATACCACGAAGCCAATGCCAGCAGCGGTAGCAAATTCTTCCAGTGATGGCAAATATGCGTCCGAGGTCTCTGTACCATAAAGTGCATTCTCAAACACAGATAGAAGCGCTGGCTCAAGTTGTGTTGAATCTAGTACAAGCTGTGTTGTTGGCTTAAATCCAGTAACAGGGGTAGGTGTGGCTACCAGATCCCAAGCAAACTCAACTAGTTCCGGATCGGCTCCAAGCGTGTTATGCACAACGGCTTGTGGTACCAATAGAGCGTTCCAGATAATATGAATCTTATACCCATAATCCACACCATCTACATCATTACCCACTCGTGTACGATATGAAAAATGAAATGGCTGTGGTGTTTGATCATCGACAAACAAACCATTACCTTGATCTACTACACCAATATAGGCATCAAGTACAGGTGGGTATGTAAAAGCTCGAATTGTAGCCTGAAAGTCACCAAGCGTTTCAATATCCAGATACTTCACTCCATCAATGAAATATGGAGTACTACCTTCATCGGTTAGTTCATCAACACCCAAGAGTCCTGGCCAAGCAAAGCCCTGCTGGTTAGAACCGGGACCCTCATACAGAACACCACGAT